CGCCGAAGTATTTCGGCGGTGCGGTCGAGTTCGGCGGATCGTCGCTGCATCTGGCGAACGCCATCAAGGACGTCTACGGCGAGTACGAAGCCGGGCGGGCTGCCAACGCCGGCAAGCTTCCGGTCATCGCCTGCACCGGCTCGCAGGCGATGAAGGACAAATTCGGCACCAACTACCGGCCGACGTTCGCCCTGGCCAAGTGGGTGGACCGGCCGGCCGAGCTACCCAGCGTCAGCCCGGTCGACGCCGCCGACATCTGGCAGGGCAATCTCACGCCGGCGGTTCCCGCCAGGACACCCGCGCGGCATGTACCGCCGCCGGCTCCCAAGCCCGCCGCGAATCCGCTGGCAGAAGCGCTGTTCTGACCTCCCCCGGAGGGCTTCGGCCCTCCGGTCCTCTCCCCGGCGTACCGCGATGGATATGACCAACGTCCAGCCCATGTTCGAACCCGATCCGGTTCAGATGCGCCGCCATGTCGGCCACCTGTTCGAGGGCTGGCTCGATGGCTGCCATGAGGGCCGGATCGAACTCGCGTGGACGGACGCCCGCGACGGCAAGTTGCGCCACGCCGCAATCTTCGGCACCGACGGACTCGATGAACTGGTTGGACGTGCCGTCGTCGAAAATCGCAGGCCCGGACAGAACGTTTATATCGGCCAGGCGCTCCGCCAACCCGACATCGCGCCGTTCGGGCGCTGCGGGGACGACGAGGTCTTTGCGCTCACAGCCTTCTACGTCGACATCGACGACGACGTCACGGCAACTGCCTCGATCAATTACCGCAATCGCGGCTGCCCGCCGACCGGCGTCGTGGTCACGGGGCGCCATCCCCATGTGCGGGCCCAGATGTTGTGGCGGCTGGAAGCGCCGCTGCGCGACCTCGAGCTGTGCCGCCAGCAGAATGCAGCACTGGCCCAGGCCCTCAACGGTGATCCCTCCGTCGTAAATCCCAGCCGCGTCATGCGCCTGGGCGGCTCGATCGCCTGGCCGATCAAGGAAGGTCGCGTCATCGAGCGCACCGAGTTCCTCGACTTCGACGATGGCCGGCCGAAGGTCTACATGCCGGAGCAGATTGCGCGGGCGTTTCCAGCGGCCCAGGCGGTGTTGTCGCCGCCCACCGGGGAAGGCGTCTCCCCGCCGTCCAAGACTCCATCCACGACGCCGACGCTACAAATCGGCACCTCGACCCTGTCGGTCGACGCCTGCATCGCTGCCATCCGCGCCGGCGACCACTGGCATGACAATATGCTGCGCCTGGTCGGTCACTGGATCTCGCGCGGCATGACCGACGAGGAAATCCTGAGCCTGGCATCGACGTTCACGCTGGCCGGCTACACCGTGGCCGATACGCGGCGCGAGACCGAGCAGATGCTCTCCGGTGGTCGGCGCAAATGGAACATGCCCAACCCCGAGCACAAGGTCGAAGCCGAGCCCAACCCGGAAGCCCTGCGGCCTGCGTTTCTGGAACATCTGAACGTGGCGATGCTCCCGTCTCGCCAATGGCTGCTCGGGCGCGCCCTGATCCGCGGGCATCTGACCGTACTGGTCGCGCCTGCCGGTGTCGGTAAATCCACCCACGGCATAGCCCGCGCCATAGCGCTGGCAACCGGTCAGGAGATCACCGGGGAGGGCGTCCACGAGCAGGTTCGCGTCTGGGTCTATAACATCGAGGACGACCTCATCGAGCTCAAGCGCAGGCTGGCCGCCGCGCTGCAGTACCACGCGATCGGCTTCGACGAGGTGAAGGGGCGCGTGGCACTTAATTCCGGGGCCGACCAGCCGTTGCTGATGGCTCGCCTGGACAAGCAAGGCACGGTCATTCGCCAGCCCGACGTCAAATCCTGCATCGCGCATATCAAGAGGGAGAACATCGGGCTCTTCGTCGTCGACCCGTTCGTCGAGACCCACGAGGTCAACGAGAACTCCAACGAGCACATCAAGTCCGTGGCGGCCATGTACCGCGAGATCGCCCGCGAAGCGAACTGCGCCGTGCTGCTGGTGCATCACACGTCCAAGCCGCCACAGGGCGCGTCCGACAGCCATGCCGGGAACATGAACACGGCCCGGGGCGCCAGTGCCCTCGTCGGTGTCGCCCGCGTCGTACAGACCCTGTTCAGCATGAGCGACGCTGACGCCGAGCAATACGGGGTGGCGAAGGACGAGCGGCACCTGTTTCTGCGGCTCGACGACGCCAAGGCCAACCTGGGCCTGATCTCCGGGGCGGCGGCCTGGTACCGGCGCCACAGCGTGACGATCGCCAATGGCGACGAGGTCGGCGTGATGGTGCCGCACCAGTTCGATGGCGGCACTGCCCCCGACATCACTCCGGACAAGACACGGCAGGTCTTCGAGGAGATCGAGCGTCGTTGGGACGCGGGGGAGCCCTTCAGCTCACGGCCAAACAGCGATCGTCACATCCTGCCCTGGCTCGAGAAGCAGGGGCTGCGAAAGCGGGTTGCCCGCAGCGTGCTGAGCGACTGGCTCACGAACCAGATGCTTCGGTCGGAAACCTACGACGCGAAGACCAAAGGAAAGGGCCTGAAGGTGATCAAATGGCCGGGCTGACAGTGGCGGAAGTGAGGGCGGAAGTTCGGCGGAAGTCGGCGGAAGTCGGCGGAGATATAATACCCCCATACCCCCAGGCGGCGTGCTTCCGCTTCCGCCCGGCTTCCGCCGGCGTCGGCGGACACGCCCCGAGCACCGGGGGCTCGGATGGCTAGGTCGACCGTCGGGAAGAGCGTTGCGGCTCGGGACGTCTACTCGTCCGAGACCTACCGGATCCAGGCGATGGTCGACGGCCTCGACCAGGTCGCCGTCGGCATGGAGCGCAAGTGGGGTGTCGGCCGGCTCAGGCTCCTGGTCTCGGACCTGCTGCGCTCGAAGTTCGACGAGCAGAAGGATCGGCTCGACCAGGCCATCGCCGGTAACCACGAAGGTTACGTCCGCATCCACACCGACGGCATGCGCCGCGCCTGGGAGGCGCTGGATAGATCGGCACGGAAGGCAGGCGAGACGCCGCTTTCGCCCGAAGTCTGGGAGTGCGTGCTGCCCGACACCGGCGAGATCGTCTCGCTCGTGCGCACAGAAGCCGAAGCCCACCACGTCGCCCGCGAAGGGCAGGTGTTCACCGTCGCCGAGATCGCAACGCTGATCGCTGGTCTCGGCGAGGGCGTGCTGGAGGCCAAGAGGCAGTTTCTGGGTGCTGCCGTCACCAGCATCCGCCGCAAGCCCGCCGCCGACTGGGCGCGCGGCGACGACGTGCCGTTCTGAAGGGAGGTTGTGAATGTTGCCGAATGCTGAAGGACCCGCTCCACATGCCGTTGCCGACTACACCGCGCCCAGGATTCCCGGGGACGAAGGCGACGTCGTGCTCGCGCTCGATCTGGGAACGACCACCGGCTATGCGATCAGGAACCGCGACGGCGTGATCGCCAGCGGTACGGTGTCGTTCCGAGCCAACCGCTATGACGGTGGCGGCATGCGCTACCTGCGTTTCCGGACCTGGCTCGAGGCCATCGTCCAGGACGTCTCGCCGATCAATGTCGTGCACTTCGAGGAGGTCCGCCGGCATCTCAGCACCGACGCCGCCCATGTGCATGGCGGCCTGCTGGCGACGCTGACCGCTTGGTGCGAGCAGCGCTCGATCGCCTACCAGGGGGTGCCCGTCGGCACGATCAAGCGGCATGTCACCGGCAAGGGCAACGCCGACAAGGCCGCCGTCATCGCTGCGGTCCGGGCCCGCGGGTTTAATCCCGCCGACGACAACGAGGCCGACGCGCTGGCGATCCTCCTGTGGGCCACAGAGACGCAGGGAGGCGTGCGATGAGCACCGACAGCATCCTGAAGCACGCCGCCGGTGTCCTGGCGGAGCGCAGCCAGACCTACGGCGCACCGGACAAGGCGATGGCAGCGATCGCGGCGCGCTGGTCGCTCACGCTGGGCCACCCGGTCACGCCGGCCGAGGTCGTGCTCTGCATGATCGACCTCAAGCTGACGCGCCTGGCGCGCGATCCCAGGCACCAGGACTCGATCCTCGATATCGCGGGCTACGCCGCCCTGCTGCACGAGGTGACGCGATGAAGTGGACACCTCGCGGTTACGGCGGCGAGCGCAGGCCGCCGGAACACATCAAGCGCGAAGGCTGGCAGGCCCAGCGTGTGCTGGTGATCGAGGCCGACGACGAGCGGCTGACATGGCCAGAGCGCGAGCTGGTCCGCCAACTCGGCGAGAAACTGTACGGGCAGAAGCCCAGGCGGCAGGAGACGCGCCATGAATGACTGGACACCCGAGATGGTCGAGGAGCGGCTGATCGAGGCAGCGTCGGTGCTGCGGCGCCTGCCGCCACCCCGCAAGCAGGGCTACTTCAGCACCTGGCCAACGATGTTCGTGGAGTTCGGCGACCTCGTGGGTCAGACGCCGGAGCCGATGCGCCCGCCGCCGCCGCCGGCCGCTGCCATCAGCCGGATGGAGGCGGCGCTCGGCTGGATGCCCTGGCTCGAGCCGATCGATGCGAAGATCGCGTGGCTACGAGCCAGCGGGACGCGGTGGAAGGAGATCTGTTGGAAAGTCGGTCTGGCGCGCGCCGCGGCGCACGAGCACTGGCTCTACGCGCTCTGCCTGATCGCGTGGCGGCTGAACGGCAGGGAACGGGTGAAGCATATCGGCAGGCGGCGGCTGATTGCGCGGACGCGCTCGTTGGACGCCGTCCGCAAAACTTCGCTTGCAGACACTTTTCGCGCAGACGGATTGGGCCGTACAAGGTAGATTTTTCCAAGGAAGTTTTGGCTCAAATTCTGGGAAGGAATGAAAGATGCAGTATCTC